AATACCAAGATATGCTAAATTATTAGGTTTAAAGTCTAACTTTTCAGGATTCTGGTAATGATTAAATTTTCAAGTATATTAAACGAGGTAAAAAAAGTTAAAGAAACTTTTGAGGAATTTGCCAAAAAACGTGGCGAAGGTGCTGCTAAAATAGCTTCAAACGCTGAAGAAAAAGGTGGTTTAGCACTTTTAACTTGGCACCATTTTAAAGTTAAAGCTCCCTACTATAAAAAAGCAAATGAGGGTAAACTTGACTTAAAAGAAGCCGAAAAAGAATTTAAAGAAACCTATAAAAAAATCTCATTAGATATGACCCAAATCGAATTTCAAAGAGAGGTTGGTCGTTTAGAGGTTTTAGGTGAGTTATTGATTAGAAATAAAAAATAATATGCTTAATGCAAATATTCCAAGTTTTAAAGCATTAGTCCGCAAATCATATTTTACTAAAAATCATAAAGACTCGGATGAGTTTTATAATGTATATGTTTTTGGACTTCAGTCTTGTGCCGGAGTTATATTAACATTTCATGTTATGACAGATCAAGGAATGGTTCGTTCTAGAGTTCCATTATCAGAAATTTATACAAAAATTCCTAAAAAGGATATACCATTTAATTTCAAACAATTATGGGATTGTTTTAGTGAAAATGTTTCTGTAATAGAATATGGTTTTTTAGCATATCATAGAGCACAAATTGTTTTAAGGGATGGAAGTAAAGTTTGGGGAACATATCTATTTACTGTAGATTGGTATAATAATCCCTATAGTGATGAACCTACAGATTATAAATGCGGACATATATTTGAATCAGATGAAGGATATTTAATGTGTATGCCTAATAATAGAATATTCTGGAAGGATTCAAATTGGGTAACCAAGCAACTCCCAGAGGATTTAAAACAATATAAAGTAGATACTGAATTACCTTCTGTAGAAAACCAATCAGATAAATGGATAACAGAAGATACAGATTCATATTATTATGATATAAATGAAACCATATAAAGATATAGAAGTTACTGATTCTTATATTATTCGTGAATTTAGCGAAAATATAGATCCTATAGAATTACTATGGCATCGTGATGATGAAAATAGAACAGTTGAAATAATTGGTGAAACAGATTGGAAATTACAATTAGATAATCAATTGCCAACTTCTATAAATCAACCCATATTTATTCCAAAACACGAATGGCATCGTGTTATTAAAGGAACAGGAACACTAAAATTAAAAATACATAAATCATAATATTTATAATAAAATAAAATGGCAACATATATAATTTCAGGAGTATCATCAGCAGACTGTGCAACTAACGGATTTACGGTAATCTCATCAACAGCCGGACCAACGGGTGGATTTGGTCCTATTTCAGGAGCATATAAAACAGGAATTATGGCTGGTGTTGATTTTGTAATAGGAATTGATACTGATTCCGATCCAACAGCAACTCAAGCGGCTTTTAACTCCCCAGCAACAGGTAATCCTTTATACATAGCTCAACGAGTACCTTTAGGAGCAGCAAATAGTTACACTGTTTGTTTTCCTCAATACGGTTCAGATCAAGGAGCAGCAGGAACTGCTTGTAGAGTAATGGCTTATAATTTTCCTTCAGATGGAACTAACTTTACTACTAATGAGTATAGAAGTGTTGCTATTCAAGGATACACACCCGCACCTCAAACAGTAGCAGAATTTATAGCAGCAATGAAAAATATCGGTATTCCTGTATTTAATAACTCAGGAACTTTACAATAATTTAATATATAAATTATGAAATATATTTTGACCGAAGAAACATTATTACTTCAAAAACTTGCTGGTATCATTAGCGAAAGCCAATATAAAGAAAAATTAGCAGAAGTTGATATTAATTTAGATGATAAAGAACAATCAGTAGTTGATGATGTAAAAGACGAAATGTCTTCTATATTAAAAACTATGGATGCTGAATTAGCTAAAGCATCACAATCCACAAATGAAGGTTTATTAACAGTAGCTAGTATTGCTATTGCATTACCTGCTATTATGGGATTAGTTGCTAAATTTGGTAAAGCAGCAGGTAATATGGTTAATAAAGTATTAGGTAAAAAACCAACAGATCAAGATGCTTATCAACAATGGATGGCTAAACTAGGTCATATTGCTGATGAATTACACCATTTATATATGGCTCCAATTGAAGCTATTGTTAAAAAATTTATTAAAGATCCTGCTAAAGCTAAAAAAGTATCAAATGGTATTTTTCACGTAATAGTAGCAACTTTCCTAATAGCATCAGGAGCAACAGCAGTAAAAGCTTTACAATCTAAAAACTTATCTTTAGCAACTTTAGAAGGTGCTTTAAGTGCAATTAAAGGAGGTGAAATTAAAGATTTCATTTCGGGATTGGTTGAAGCTTAATTTATAGACGGATTCATAGCCCGTCGACAAATTTTTAAAAAAATGACAGCTGTGGCGTCACCAAATTTGGAGACGTCACCTTTTTTTATTATATTAACGCATTAAATATATGGCAAAGAAAATTGTAATTGTAGGATCAGGTGTAGCAGGTGTTAATGCTGCTACTAAATTAGTAGACAATGGTTATCCTGGAAGCGATATTACCATTATTGATATGGGAAATGACCCTTACAGACGTAAACCTGAGGAAGTAATGACAGGTTTTTTAGGTGCTGGAGGTTGGTCTGATGGTAAATTAACTTACCATACAGCAATTGGAGGTCAATTATCTAAGTATACAGGTGAGAAAAAAGCAATGGAATTGATGGATGAAGTTATTACTAACTTTAAACGTTTCCATCCTAAACCAGAAGAAGTACAATGTTCAAATCCCATAGAAGAACCTGATTTTATTAAACCATATTTTGGATTACGTTTATTTCCTGTATGGCACGTTGGTACTGATTATCTACATGAAATTGGCAAAAATTGGTATGATTATTTAATATCTAAAGATGTTAATTTTATTTGGAATGAACGTGTATTTAAAATTGATTTTGAATCTGATTTAGTTTATTTAACTGTAAATGGCAAAGAAGGTCAATATGCTATAGAATATGATAAACTAATATTCGGTGTAGGTAAATCAGGTATAGACTTTGCCCAATCTCTTCAAGATGAATATCAATTAGAAACAGAACCTAAATCAGTACAAATTGGAGTTAGATTTGAAGCACCACAAGAACACTTCCAAAAACTAATTGATATCAGTTATGATTTTAAATTGTACCGTAAATTTGAAGATAAAGGTGTTTCATTACGTTCGTTCTGTACTAATAATAATGCTGCTTATGTTGCTGTAGAAGAAACTTATGGTGATTTATCTTATAACGGTCATGCTAAAAAAGATCCAAAATATAGAAATGATATGACTAATTTTGGTATTTTAATGGAAATTAATGGAATTAATAATCCCTTTGAATGGTCACGTAATGTTGTAAACAAACTACAATTTGGAGGTAGAGGTTTATATTATTCACCTTCTCGTGTTCCATCTCAAACATCTGAGGGTGAAGAAATTAATGCTTTTCAAATTGAATTTTTAGATGGTGTAAAAGAAGTTATGGGTGAATATTGGAATTATATAGAGGATTTTATTGAAGATATGAAAAAAGTATTCCCAACACTTAAAGACGATTGGGGAGTTTATATTCCTGAGGTAAAATATTTGTCTCCTGAACCACTTGTAAACCATAAAGATCTAGGATTATCAGAATATCCTGATGTTCATTTTGTAGGAGATGCTTTATCCGCTCGTGGTATTACAGTTTCAGGAGCACAAGGTATTTTAGCTGTAGAAAATTTGGTTAAAGAATGTGAATGGGATAATGTTCATGGAGATATAATCAATTGGAGATAATTTGGAAAATTAAAATAAATTTATTATATTTCGATTATGGCTACAAAATATGAATTTAGCAAAAAATTAAAGAGAGCAGATGGTACTATAGCTTGGGTATGGGAAGGTAAGTTACACAATTGGGATGAAGCAGCATTAGTTCATCCTGATGGTAAAAAAGAATATTATATTCATGGAATTAAATATACTTTAGATGGTTGGAAAGAAGCAAGACGTAATCGTGAGGGTTTACCTTGGTTTAAAAATCCATCAATCACAAATGCAAGAAACGCTGGTTAATTATGAAAATAGGTTTATGTGGAACAATGAGTGTAGGTAAAACTACATTGGTAAATGCTTTAAAGCAATTACCTGAATTTGCAAATTATAATTTTGCAACTGAACGTTCAAAGTATTTACGTGATTTAGGTATTCCATTGAATACTGATTCTACTATTAAAGGTCAAATTATATTTTTAGCTGAAAGAACAGCTGAATTGATGAATGAAAATGTTATTACAGATAGAACTATAATTGATGTAATGTCGTTTACTAAAGCAGCTAAATCTATTAACTATTATGAAGCTGAAGCTTTTTGTGGACTAGCTAAAAATTTACTCCATGAATATGATTACATATTTTATGTATCTCCAGTAGGAGTTGAAATTGAAGATAATGGAGTAAGAGAAACAGATATTGAATATAGAAAACTAATTGATTTTCTTATTGGCTTAAATCTTAGAGAAAATAAACATCGTATTAAAAATCTAACAACTTTATCAGGAACAACTGAAGAACGTATTGCGCAAATTAAAGAGACAATTTTTGGTTGATATTTATGGTCATGAATAAATCTGAATTAAAAAAGGAAATTAAAGATTATATATACGAAATTTTATCTGAAGAAGATTTAGATGAAGGTACTTATGTAGGAGCAGATGCTGTTGATGATCTTCAAAAAGACCCTAAATTTGCTTCTGCTAAAGACAAAACTACTGCTATCAATACCTTAAAAACAGGGGGTAGTGTAACTTTAGAAGAAGAAGATGAAGATAGAGAACCTACTAAAGCTGAATTAGCAAAAGAAAAAGTAAAAGGTGCTCCTTCTAAATTTAAAGTATCAAATACTGAATTTGAAGATTTTAAAGATAAATTAAAAACTTTAGTTAAGAAAATTAAAGATATGGAAAAAGGAGAAGCTAAAGATAAAAAAATGGCTGCCCTTAAACAATTTATAAAGAAACCTGAATTAGTTAAAGCGTTTAAAGAAAGAGACGTTAAAATTGATACTGGTGGATTGGTTGATTAATTATGAAAAAAGGGTTTCCTTATTTAGTAATAGCAATATTAATTGCTGTAATCATTTGGCTTACTAAATGTAACGGTGATATTATTGTTACTAAAATAGATACCCAAACCACAATAAAATACAAGTGGGATACTTTTACTAAAAAGGAAACTGTTTATAAACCCAAATGGGAAAAAATTTATTTAACAGATACTATTCACGATTCAATTCCTGTATATCAAGTTTTACCTTTTGTATTAACAAGAGATTCAATAATTATAAAAAATGATTCAACAGAAATTAAAGTAAAATATGAAATAGTTAGTGAAAATCCTTTATATAAAATAGATAAAAGTATAGATTATAAAATCCGATACAAAGAAATTGAAAAAATAATAACAAAAGAGGTTGTTAGAAAACATGCTTTTTATGCTGGTCCTTCAGTAGGTGTAGGTAAAACAAGTTATATTTCCTTAGATGGTTTATATGAAAGAAAAGGTAAAATCATCTATAGAGCAGGAGTAGGAGTCAATACTCGTTTCGAACCTATGCTTAAGGCAGGGGTGTATTGGCAAATCTCCAAATAATATGAGTCAAGACTTAAAACAAATAATCAGAGAAGAATACTTAAAGTGTGCTCAAGATCCAGCCCACTTTATGAAAAAATACTGCCACATCCAACACCCCCAACGTGGTCGAGTAATATTCAATTTATATCCATTCCAAGAAAAAACATTACGTTTATTTAGAGACAATCCATACTCAATTGTATTAAAATCTCGTCAGTTAGGTATTTCAACATTAGCCGCAGGTTATTCTTTATGGTTAATGTTGTTTCATAAAGACAAAAACGTACTTTGTATTGCAACTAAACAAGAAACCGCTCGTAATATGGTTACGAAGGTTAAGTTTATGTTTGATAATTTACCTTCTTGGTTAAAAATAACTGCTGAAGAAAATAATAAATTATCATTACGATTAAGTAATGGGTCACAAATCAAAGCCACTTCAGCAAATAGTGATGCTGGTCGATCAGAAGCCGTATCTTTGTTGATAGTGGATGAGGCAGCATTTATTGAACAAATAGATCATATATGGGCTTCAGCTCAACAAACATTAGCAACAGGTGGAGGAGCGATTGTATTATCAACTCCTTTTGGTACTGGTAACTGGTTTCATAAAACTTGGGTAGCAGCAGAGGCAGCAGATAATGATTTTTTACCAATTAAATTACCTTGGTATGTTCACCCTGAACGAGATGAAGCTTGGAGAAAACGTCAAGATGAATTATTAGGTGATCCTAGATTAGCATCACAAGAATGTGATTGCGATTTTAGTACCTCAGGTGATGTTGTATTTTATCCTGAATGGGTAGAATTTATAAAATCAACAACAATAAAAGATCCAGTAGAACGTAGAGGTGCGGATCAAAATTTATGGATTTGGGAACCAGCAGATTATACACGTGAGTATATGATAGTAGCTGACGTAGCTAGAGGTGATGGTAAAGACTCTTCAGCAGCCCACGTTATTGATATAGCAACTAATACACAGGTTGCTGAATATAAAGGACAATTACCACCTAAAGAATTTGGATATTTTTTAGTAGGTTTAGGATCTGAATATAATAATGCGATGTTAGTAGTTGAAAATGCCTCAATTGGTTGGGCAACATTAGATGCTATTATTGAAAGAGGTTATCGTAATTTATATCATTCTCCAAAATCAGACCAATTAACAGCCGAATCATACTTAAGAGTATTTGAAGGCAGTTCTGATATGACACCTGGATTTACAATGTCTTTAAGAACAAGACCATTAGTCC